TTTTTTTTGTGTTTTGATTGGTTTCGACATGGGTTGAAAAACACCCTAGCTTACATTCACCGTCGACTGCATCGACCAAGATTACACTGTTCCACAATAACATTGGCAATGAAGATTAGCGCTACGAACAACCCTCAGATGGTGTTTCATCAGTTTGTTTCTAATCTTACTGCCACATGCCAGAGTGCGTTACACTTGGTTGCAGCCGCGTTACTCATTCAGCATCGGGCAATGTGCATTCATGATCACCACAGCAATCAGCTCCACTTTCCAGCGGCTGGCCTGTGGTAAACATACGTTTACATACACTTATTTTATCAAAAGTTCAGTTAATAAGCTTGAACTGGCTCTAACCTCAACACGATACGCTCGTGATACAGTTGCGCTATAATTTAACCCTTCACAAGGGAGGAGACTTAGCCATTTCTGGTACCTAGATTTAGGCTCGTTTCTAATAATTATTAGTCCTTTATTACAGCTGGGTGATAACTAAAACAAGAGTTTAACAGCAGAAGTGTCACGATCACACAATGACACTAACGTGTAAAAACTCCATCCATCACCCAGCTGCATATCATTTAATTCCCTCTCAAAATTGATCTCGTCACTAGGGGACCATAAATACTGCTCAAACATTTCAAAAGTTGTGGTGTCAGTCGCATGATAAAACTCATTGACTCGCATTTTGTGATCGTCTTTGTTAAACCAATTATTATGAAAATGAGCTTCATGTTGTGAGGTTAGCTTTAAAATTTGCTTTACTAATGCTCTTAAAACAGGTATAAAATTCACCTGTTTTTCTAATCCCAGAGCCACACCTCGCATCATGGATTCACGCGTTACGTTTTTTGGGGGATCCGCAATATACCCAAACTTTGCTAACACCTTTCCTGGTTTTGGTCCAAAGCAGGGTCCTTCCGATGTTGAATAAATTCGACTTGAACAAAATTCTATTTCATGAATTTCTCGCCTATACAATGCTTCACTTTCAAATCCGAATTCTGCCATACCTCTAACCCAGTCTATTCGTTTTTTGTTGGTGTGAGCCATAGCATTATCATCGCCTTGCACCAACATACGAAGTTCCTGTTTCATTAAACCTAAAGAACATTGTGTTTCCCTGCAATACAGGTATGCATGCATCACGCCATTAAGAACCGAATTAAATAACGAT